CTATGCCAACACTGCCATTAGAAGCAATACGCATTCTTTCACTACCACCTGTTTTAAATGTTAGTGTATCAGCGGCTGCCCAATCCATACCAGTATTGGTATCTTGATTAAAAGCATAATATGGGTCATGATTACCATAAGCAACTGCTCCTGTAGTATCACCCGCATAAACTACACCCGCACTATTTATCAATAATATAGTGTTGGTACTACCAGCTCTAATTCTAAATGGATAGAAATTAGCTCCAACTGCAGCTGCATAATCATATCCAACACCAATTGCCCCACCACCAAAACTTGAATTTGTAGATCTTACAAACAAGAATGAACCAGACGTAGTATTTGTTCCTTCTGTTTGTATTTGTAAACCTGAATTTGTAATTATCGTACCAATACCAACACATCCACCTGGAATTATGGTTGGTATATATCCAACACTATTTTCGTATCCATATAGTTCTACTCTCTTATATGTACCACCATTAATTAGGAACTTACCAGAAATATAATTTACATCTCCTGTATTAATTGACATTCCATAATAATAGTTATCAGCTTTTAGAAAGTTATTGGCGGTTAATTGTAATGGAAATGCGTTGCCATATGGATATGAAACAAACATGAAGTTGCTTGTATTTATAGAACCAACCACATCCAATTTATAAGCAGGAGTACTTGTGCCTATACCCACATTACCATCTGTAGCTATACGCATTTTTTCATCAACTGCCGTTCTGAATACAACAGGATAACTACCAATTGAACCTACATACAAAGCTGATGCACTTGAATCAAATCCACCAATTCTTGAACCACCAACCATCGTTTCAATAACCGCCGAATTGGTGCCGTTAACTTGTAAAAATCTATAGTTTGATTGTGCAGTTGGTGATGTTGTACCAATACCCACATCGCCATCTCCTGTTATTACCATTCTAGTAACAACACTACCAAGTACATTTGTATCTGTAGTTTGTACACCAAATTCAAGTCTTGGATTTAAATATTGAGGATTGGCTTGAGTAGTATATAGTCTTATATAAGCACCGTAATCATCATTTGCATCTCTTTGTATAAACAATAAACCAGTAGAGTCACCAACACTAGTCATTGTTCCTCCAGATAATCTAATTGGATATACTGCACCGGCTCCTGTTGAAGAACCATTATTTATAGTTAATTTTTGTGATGGACTTGTTGTACCTATACCAACATTACCATCGGCTGCAATTCTGAATCGTTCGGATGAATTTGTGTAGATAGTAAAGAAATTACTAGCACCAACACCATATAAATAATGTTGATTTCCAGCACTTCCAATTTCAAAATTACCATTTGAATTTCTAATGCGTAAATATCTATCAGATGTATTATTTGCACCAATTGTTACGGATACTCCAGTTCCAGATGTATTTAATCCAACACCACCTGTCACATCCAATGAAAATACAGGACTTGTTGTACCTATACCAACATTACCTGCTCCTGTTACAACCAATGAAGTTGCGGATGTACCACCTACTTCAAAATAATCTGAAGTATCTACAACTTTTAGATCCCAATTTCTTACACCATTATCAGTTAATCTTAATGTAGAATTACCTGATGTGGCCAATACTCTAATTATTGGGCTAGACCCAGCTACTTCTAATAATTGACTTGGACTTGTTGTACCTATACCTACGTTACCGACTGATGTAATTCTAAATTTTTCTGTCAGTGTTGAATTATCTGATCCGCCTGTAAATGTTCCCACTATAAAAGCACCTGCAGCGGTACCTCCATTTTCATTTAATGCTCTTAAAACCACGCTTGGTCTAGAAGTTCCTGATCCGCCAAATGTATTTGCTCCTGAACCGGCGCCACTCCATAATTGAAATGCAATTTCTGCGTAGTCATTTGTTGTAGATGTTTTATTTAATTTTAAATTTAAAGTTTGTGGACTTGTTGTTGATTGTATATCCGTTAAATAATTAGGACTTGTTGTACCTATACCAACATTACCACCATTTTCTATAGTAAAGATATCAGCCGCATCAGTATTATTAGTAATTCTTAAACTATTAGAATTTGAACCCAGTTTAATATAAGAATTGGATGCACCACTTGAATATCTACCAATTTCTAATTTTGCATTATTATCATCTAATATACGAATACCGCCTGCTACACTTAACTTTCCATAAGTTCCCGTAGGACTTGTTGTACCTATACCAACATTACCATTGTTGTCAATACGAACTCTTTCACTACCAACTGTAACAAACTTTATAGTATTTGTTAATCCACCTGAACCAGTTGATCCAAACACTTGCATTGCCGCACTATTATCACTTGGACCATATGTTGCTGCGGTTAATACTGAAAAATAATTAGAACTATACACAGAACCAACTACATCCAATTTATAAACAGGACTTGTTGTGCCTATACCAACCGATCCTTGTACATACAATCTAGAAGCAGTTAAACTGCCACTGAAACCACTAGCTTTAATAAAAGTTGTAGCTATAATTGATCCTGTAATTCGAGCACCTTGTAATATTGCCATATAATATAATTATTTATTTATCAATCGATTTATTGTTATTTGTTGTTCATCAACTATCTGCTTCAATTCTTTAACACCCTGTATCAATACAGCTGTCAATTTACTATAATTTATACCAGATATATTACCCAACTCATCATAACTAACAAATTCAGGATATATCTTCACAACCTCTTCAGCTATCAAACCAATACTAAATTCATTGTTGTTCTTATACCTAAATGTCACCGGATTCAATAACACAATCTTGTCCAATTGCGGCGGCAATAAAGGCATAATATCCGTTTTAGTATTTTCACTAGACGTTTCTATCAATGTAGTAGCACTAACAGTTCCAACAACTGTTAATGTAGTACCATCCACACTTAAAAAATTAACACTCTGTAACGTAGTAAGACCAGTAGTTTTTACCAAATAATTAGGCTGATCAGTAAAACTACCACCACTAATTCCACTGGTACCACTAGGAGCACTAATACCACTAGTGCCACTCGTACCACTGCTACCACTAGTTCCACTTATACCACTACTTCCACTACTAGCACTAGCACCTCCACCAGCACTTACACCACTTGTTCCACTTGTACCAACAGTACCACTACTACCACTCGTTCCGCTTGTGCCACTCGTACCACTGCTACCACTTGTTCCACTGGTTCCATTTCGACCACTTGTGCCACTGCTACCACTTGTTCCGCTCGTTCCACTTGTGCCACTTGTTCCGTTTGTTCCACTTGTTCCGTTTTGACCGCTACTACCACTTGTGCCGCTCGTTCCACTACTACCACTTGTACCACTACTACCACTTGTGGCACTATTACCGCTGCTACCACTATCACGACTAAATCCGCTTGTACCACTACTTCCACTTGTACCACTGGTTCCGCTTGTACCACTTGTACCACTGGTTCCATTTCGACCACTCGTACCACTTGTACCACTTGTACCACTGCTACCACTACTACCACTACTACCACTGGTTCCGCTTGTGCCACTAGTACCGCTTGTTCCGTTTTGACCGCTGCTACCACTTGTTCCACTTGTACCGCTACTACCACTTGTACCACTACTACCACTTGTGGCACTATTACCGCTGCTACCACTATCACGACTAAATCCGCTTGTACCACTGCTACCACTAGTACCACTTGTTCCGCTTGTTCCGCTTGTGCCACTTGTACCACTGGTTCCATTTCTACCACTGCTACCACTAATACCACTGCTACCACTGCTACCACTAGTTCCACTTGTTCCGCTAGTGCCACTCGTTCCATTTGTTCCGCTTGTTCCGTTTTGACCACTGCTACCACTTGTTCCACTTGTACCGCTACTACCACTTGTACCACTACTACCACTTGTGGCACTATTACCACTGCTACCACTATCACGACTAAATCCGCTTGTACCACTGCTACCACTAGTACCACTGGTACCACTTGTTCCGCTTGTTCCACTGGTGCCATTTGATCCGCTTATACCACTTGTACCACTAGTACCATTAGTACCACTGCTACCACTTGATCCACTTGTTCCACTTGTGCCACTAGTACCATTTGTACCATTTGACCCACTTATACCACTTGTTCCACTCGTTCCACTGGTACCATTTGATCCACTCGTACCACTAGTGCCACTGGTACCACTGCTCCCACTTGATCCACTTGTTCCGCTTGTGCCACTAGTACCATTTGACCCACTTGATCCACTTGTACCACTTGATCCACTTGACCCACTTGATCCACTTGACCCACTTGACCCACTTGATCCACTTGATCCACTTACACCAGACGATCCGCTACTACCACTAGTACCGCTTGTGCCACTAGTACCATTTGACCCACTTATACCACTTGTGCCACTTGATCCATTACTGCCGCTTGTTCCACTTGTTCCGCTTGTGCCACTAGTACCACTTGATCCGCTTGTACCACTTGTGCCACTGCTACCACTGGTACCATTAGATCCACTTGTACCGCTTGTGCCACTAGTACCATTTGTACCACTTGTACCGTTAGATCCACTTGATCCGCTAGTACCAGACGATCCGCTACTACCACTTGTACCGTTTGATCCGCTTATACCACTTGTGCCACTTGTACCACTGGTGCCGTTTGTTCCACTGCTACCACTTATACCAGACGATCCGCTACTACCACTTGTACCGTTGGATCCACTTGTGCCACTTGTACCGTTAGATCCGCTTGTACCGTTAGATCCGCTTGTACCACTTGATCCACTTGATCCGCTTGTGCCACTTGATCCACTTGATCCACTTGACCCACTGGTGCCGTTCGATCCGCTTGTACCACTTGTGCCACTTGATCCACTTGACCCACTTATACCAGACGATCCGCTACTACCACTAGTACCGCTTGTGCCACTAGTACCACTAGTACCACTTGTACCGTTAGATCCACTTGTGCCACTAGTACCACTGCTTCCACTTGTGCCACTGCTTCCATTTGATCCACTTGTACCACTACTACCACTTGTACCACTTGTACCACTACTGCCACTTGTACCGTTGGATCCACTTGTGCCACTAGTACCACTGCTTCCACTTGATCCACTTGATTCACTTACGCCACTGGTGCCGCTTGTTCCATTTGTACCACTGCTGCCACTTATACCAGAAGATCCACTACTACCACTTGTGCCACTTGTGCCATTAGATCCACTTGTACCGCTTGATCCATTTGACCCACTTGTACCGCTTGATCCACTTGACCCACTTGTACCATTTGATCCACTTGACCCACTTGTACCACTTGTGCCGCTTGTACCACTTGTGCCATTAGATCCACTTGTTCCACTAGTACCGCTTGTGCCATTAGATCCGCTCGTACCACTAGTACCACTAGTGCCGCTTGTGCCGCTTGTGCCATTTGATCCACTAGTACCACTTGATCCACTACTACCACTTGTACCGCTTGTGCCACTAGTACCGCTTGTACCACTTGTGCCACTAGTACCGCTTGTACCACTTGTGCCGTTTGATCCGCTTGTACCACTTGTGCCGTTTGATCCGCTTGTTCCACTTATACCAGATGATCCACTAGTACCACTTGTGCCACTAGTACCACTTGTGCCACTAGTACCACTAGTACCGCTTGTTCCACTACTACCGCTTGTACCGTTTGACCCACTTGTTCCACTTGTACCATTAGATCCGCTTGTTCCAGATGATCCACTTGTTCCACTAGTACCACTTGTTCCACTACTACCAGATGTACCACTTGTACCGTTAGTACCGTTAGTACCATTAGTACCATTTGATCCGCTTGTGCCATTTGATCCACTACTACCACTTGTTCCACTACTACCGCTTGTGCCACTCGTTCCACTACTACCACTTATACCAGAAGATCCACTGCTACCACTTGTACCGCTTGTGCCATTAGATCCACTTGTTCCAGATGATCCACTACTACCGCTTGTGCCACTACTACCGCTTGTACCATTAGATCCACTTGTACCACTTGTGCCACTTGTGCCACTGGTACCATTTGATCCACTACTACCGCTTGTACCATTAGATCCGCTTGTACCAGATGATCCACTACTACCGCTTGATCCGCTTGTACCAGATGATCCACTTGATCCACTTAATCCACTTGAACCACTTGAACCACTAGTACCGTTTGTACCGCTTGTACCACTAGTACCGTTTGATCCACTAGTACCACTACTGCCACTTGATCCGCTTGAACCACTTGAACCACTTGATCCACTTGATCCACTTGTACCGCTAGTACCACTTGATCCGCTTGTACCACTTGTGCCACTGCTACCACTGGTACCGTTAGATCCGCTAGTACCACTTGTTCCATTAGATCCACTTGTACCGGATGATCCACTTGATCCGCTAGTACCAGACGATCCACTTGATCCGCTAGTACCGGACGATCCACTTGTTCCATTCGTTCCATTGGATCCGCTGGTACCAGATGATCCACTTGATCCGCTAGTACCAGATGATCCACTTGAACCGCTTAATCCACTTGATCCACTTGATCCACTCGATCCACTAGTACCGCTTGTACCACTAGTACCGCTTGTACCACTAGTACCACTTGTGCCATTAGATCCACTTGTGCCGTTTGATCCGCTAGTACCACTTGTGCCATTTGATCCACTTGTTCCACTACTACCACTTGTACCACTTGTTCCACTACTACCACTTGTACCGCTTGTACCACTCGTTCCACTTGTACCATTTGATCCACTTGTGCCATTTGTGCCGTTAGATCCGCTTGTACCATTTGATCCACTAGTACCACTTGATCCACTTGATCCACTTGTGCCGCTAGTACCACTTGTGCCGCTAGTACCACTTGTGCCGCTAGTACCACTTGTGCCGTTTGTGCCATTAGATCCACTTGTTCCGCTACTGCCAGACGATCCGCTAGTACCAGATGAACCACTTGAACCACTTAACCCACTTGAACCACTTGAACCACTTGATCCGCTAGTACCGCTTGTACCACTTGTTCCGCTAGTACCACTGGTACCATTTGTACCACTGGTACCATTTGTTCCATTAGATCCACTTGATCCACTTGACCCACTTGACCCACTTGACCCACTTGATCCACTTGTACCACTGGTACCACTTGTACCGCTAGTGCCGCTTGTACCACTAGTGCCATTTGTACCATTAGTGCCGTTTGTACCATTTGATCCACTTGACCCACTTGATCCACTTGATCCACTAGTACCGCTTGTACCGCTTGTACCACTTGTACCACTTGTTCCGCTTGTACCACTAGTACCGCTTGTACCACTTGTGCCGCTTGTACCACTGGTGCCATTTGTCCCATTACTACCGGATGATCCACTATTACCAGATGATCCACTTGTACCGCTTGTACCACTTGTACCACTTGTTCCACTAGTACCACTTGTGCCACTGGTGCCATTTGTGCCGCTTGTGCCGTTTGAACCACTGCTTCCACTTATACCAGATGTGCCACTTGTGCCACTAGATCCGCTCGATCCACTTGACCCACTGGTACCACTCGTACCACTAGTACCACTGGTGCCACTAGATCCGCTTGTACCACTTGTACCACTTGATCCACTTGTACCACTTGATCCGCTGCTACCACTTGTACCACTTGATCCATTTGTACCACTTGTGCCACTAGATCCGCTTGTACCACTGGTGCCACTGCTACCACTAGTACCGTTTGTGCCACTTGTACCACTGGTACCACTTGTACCACTAGTACCACTTGTTCCGCTACTACCACTTGTTCCGCTGCTTCCACTGGTGCCTGATCTACCGCTTGATCCTCTTGTGCCACTTGTGCCGGTTGTACCGCTTGTAGTACTTGTACCACTTGATCCGCTTGATCCATCTAATAAACCACTACTACCGCTTGTACCACTGCTTCCATTTTCTCCACTAGTTCCACTGGTTCCTATATCGCCACTTTGACCGCTACTACCACCCTCACCATTTGTACCGCTTGTGCCTTGACTACCACTGGTACCTGAAGATGTGCTTGTACCGCTTGTGCCGCTTGTATTGCTTGTTCCGCTTGATCCAGCTGATCCTTTTTCTCCGCTACTACCACTACTACCACTGGTGCCTGTGCCTGAAGTACCACTGGTGCTGATATTACCGCTTACACCTATGATGTATCCGCATGCATCAAACGAAAAAGTTATGGTTGCGGTATTATCATTATTGAGTACTATTGTTTCTGGTATTAATTGATTGAAATTCTCGTCGTATGTTTGAATTAATACTAGATCTGAGTTTAAATTATGATCAAATACCCAAGTTTTTGATTTTTGATCGCATGGTATTTGTTTAGTAGCAACATTGTTGAAAAACTGAGAACTGGTTCGACAATAAATAATTTTACGTAATTCGTCGATTATTTTAAGAAACAGCTCTGTGGTAGGATCTTTAAAAGTCGCTGTTAATTTTTTATAATCATACAGAGCATTATCCAATTTTATTGGAGAAACCTCGCATGGATCTTTCTTTAATGTTGACATTTCTTATAAATATAACGATACGGTTAAGTAACACCGTGTAAGTGTTAAAAACATAAATATTAATTATATTTAATTAAATAGAGAAATTGGTATTCTTCTCCACTGTCCTGCGCTGTATATATAAAAATAATTACCGTCGTAGCTTACCCAACCATCTTCACCATAATCTGATGATTGATATGGTACTTGATGATAGAATTTGTCAGGAAATCTTTGAAATACTCTAAAAGCGGTATTTATTGGTCTTTTATTTGCAGTTGTGTAAATAGGATTGCCATTGCAATCGTATCCACTGATATAGGTTTGACTATTATAGTCATAATCAAATGTAGCAATTTCTCTTTTTAACCACCCCGCTGGATATTGATAAACATAGATATATTTAGAATCATATGCTAACCAACCATTTTCTCCATAATCGGTGATAGATTTTGGAGCTGGATGAAATGGTGTTTTGGTAACACCTTCAAAACTGGGTTGTATTTTATTATATCCGTCTAAATTTGTTACTTTATTTACATTTAGTGCCATTGTACCTTGACCTGTTACATCTGTGTAATCCAATGGACTATCTTTTAAATTGTTGCTATTCTTAATAATATTGTTTGAAATGTTTTCCATTTCACCTGCACTAGCAATTGCATTTTCTTGCAACATTACTTTTCTTACTGTAAATAGCTTTTGAGTGGTATTTTTTACCCCGTCTAAATTTGTTATGTAATTTTCATTTAACAAATATGCATTGACATTTATATCAAATGATGTTTTGATATTACGATCTTCACCTTCATTGATTTCTTGTTCGATGCTATAACTGTCTATTCTGGCTCTGAACTTAAATCTTTCTGCGTCTCCCCAGTAATCTTTAGCTGCATAATTGATTTGTTCCAACAGCTTATTGTTTTGATCTACATAATCAGTCCAAATGATACATTCGTATGTAATATTTACTTGAACTGGTAAACTTACACTGTAAATTTGTTTGGTTGGCTTGCTTGCAAACGCACCTTTGTTCATCAAATCAAATCTGTCATATTTGTTTTTCTCGCTATAATTCATTATGGTTTCATAACTCAAATAACGATTAAATGTTGCAAGATCTTTGTTATTTTCTACACTTTTTCTACGAATCATAACAGCTGGCAACAATATTTTGCCTTGATTGTCTCTGATATGACCAAACTTTTTCATAGCAAACCATCTTTCTGGATTGCCATATATAATTGGCACCTTGACAACTTCACCATTATCGTTTACTTGTAGTCTTAAAGTACTATCTAATGTGTTGATAATAGCTGTATCAACGTCCAATAACGTTACAGTAAAATTCTTTTGTTTATCTGTATCACGACGAGTTGCGTTGGCTCTATTATAGAACTTTTTAACATCTGATTGCGCAGATGCGTTTTCAATAGGATTTGGTGGCGGATTTGTATTAGTATTTGGACCCCAAGACATAAATTATGTTTGTCTTTCTACTAGGTTAATTTTGCTTAGTCTTGTGTAATGAGTATTAACAATCAAACTCCAAGACTTATCAGGATGACCACCCAAGAATTGTTCTTGAACTACGTTATCAATTTCATAATAACGTTCATTGTAAAGCACCAAATCGCCAATTTCTGGGAAATAGTTCGTGGTAATACAATCACGTTCTCTAAATCTGTAAACAATATCTTGTTTTCTATCAGGTCCATATCCTTGATTTTCTGTGTTAATGTCTTCACGTTGCACCAAACAACTCAAGTCTATACCAGAGTAAAAAACCTTACCCTTGTCACTACTGCTTTCACCGTAGATATTGGTATTGGTTTCATAAGCTGCAATTTTAAATACTTGTACAACGCATTCGATTATATCACCGATTAATTCAGAATTAACACTTCCCAAAAAATTTATATCTCTTGGAGAAAAGTATCTACCGGGAGAATAATTATTGTTATAAATACCCACATCTTTACGTGTAGATGTCCAGTATTGCTTAAAAGCTGGATTTTGTTTAGGGTATTGTGGTGATACAGGTGCTGCCATAAATTATCCTATATAAATGTGTAGTGGTACTCTGGAAAGCATCTTATTCATTTCTTCGCTTTCCTTACCTTTATTTTCCAATTGATTGACTCGCAAGGTTTTTTCCAACATATCTCTCAATTTATCAAGCAATGTGTCTTTTTCCTCCTTGGCTTCAGAACGTAACTCCGCACCGTCAAGAGTTACTTCGCCACCTGGAATTGGTACTGTACTATATTTTTGTAATATACGTCCCAATGTTTCTTTGCACAAAGCCAAGAAATATTTCTTGATCCACTGTTTGCCTGGTTGATTTATCTTACAATATGTACAGTATTCGTATGGTATATCACTTGGATCGCTAATGTATTCATAACGAGATCCACTATAAAAGTTGGTAATATCACGTTCACTTTCAACTATATAATCTATATAAACTTTGAAATTGTCGGTTGGAATTGGAAATATTCTCAACTTATTATTACCTAGAATTTCAAAACTATATGCGCTTTTACGAACCATATCATTAAACTCAATAGCTTGTACACGTTCCAAGTCTTCAAAGATCGGAGTCATTAAGAATTGTGTAGCAGGACTGTATGCGCTAAATCCCATTTCTGTTAGTACGTTACTATAACTCATACCAGTCATACTAAACGGATCATAAATACGAGCAATTGCTGGCGGTCTTTGGTGAAATACACGTTTAACTTCGATACGAGAGCCTGTCAAGTGTTCAATATCTTTACCAATCAATTGATTTAAGTCATAAACTTGTTGTGTGCTGCTTGGATTAACACTGCCACTGACAGTAATATAATTGCGTTTAACTTCATATTCGCCACCAACAAGTGCTTCTGCACCATATTGTTTGCTCAATTGAATTATAAAAGGCAATCCTGTACTTTTTACTCCTAGACCTGTTAAATTTTTGTATTGGTTTTGTGGTAATCCTTGTAAATTTACCATATTATTAACGATGTTGAATTCGTTAACTACACGGTTATATTCCAATACAGATTCTTCAAAACAGGCATAAAAATTAACATCGATCATTTCAATATCGACAATAGGATAACCCAAACGTTTTGCTGCCCACATAGCACTACTACTACAATCATTTTCAAAAGTAGTTTCGCCAGATCCTGTGTTACAACTTTCGCTTAAGTAATAACCAAATGGCACAGTGTTTTGAGTAACACTACTACCACTCCCAGGCCATCTTACCCTATCTTGATCTAAATTAGCACTCATTAATTATAAATATCTAAACAACAAAAATATACAGTTTATAATTTGTTAATTCACATATCATATTTTTTCATCCGTTTTATCAGCTGTACCTTTCAATTTACTTGATATTTTATTTAAATAATTCTTGATTTTATCTTTATAGATCTGTTTAGCAGTAATATTGTTTGGCTCTGTTGGTGCGCGATCACCCCAATGAATTTTTTGTGTAAAATACTTATCTCCAAATCTTTTCCTCAATTCCTTGGTTCTTATTACGAATGTATCTTCTGGTCCCTTATTTTGTATTATACCCAAGGCAAATGCGTCTTTTAATCTAAATCCCTTCATCTTTAATCCGGCGATTACACCCACGGGTTTACCTGTATCAGGATCAATTGGTCGATCACTATCGTCTAAAAATCTCAAATCGGTTCTATCTGCATCAATTACTTTATAACCACGATAATATTCTGGTAATTCATCAAATATTGCGGAAATATTACCACCAGCCTTCAAATATTTTTCACATTCTATATTGTTTTGTAAAGTTTCTTTTCTTGAAAAAGTCATATGTGGTTTTGAAGGATCTTCAAGACTTTGCATTGCCCATTTAAACACGGCTGTATAGTCATAAAATTTAACATCTGGATTTGCAGATTTCCAACTTTCCAATTTTTTATGAAAATCAAGATCGCTCGTACCGTTTAATCTAACCGATAACTTTAAATTGTATTTAGCAGCCACTTTTTTCAAAAACTCCATTTCAATTTGCAATCTTTCAATGAAGTCTTCAGGACGCATTGGATTCAATATTCTACCACGTTTACCTTCGGGTCCGGGTCTACCTTTGCCATAAAATCTATCTATAATTTTTGGATCTGTAGGAATATTTTTCATCTCATCAGATGTCAATTTGTCACCAAACAACCAACGAGTTTTTCTAGCTCTTGCTGCTAATTTTGCTTTTAGATATGCAGGGTTACCAGCAAAATTCAAACAACCAGCGTTACATTCCGGACTTTTCTTTGGACACACTTCGTGACCTGATGAATCAGAGGGAGCCAAATATAAAATTGCAGTCAAATATCCTTTGTCATCTAAGAAAGACTTCAGTGTTTTTGGATCGTTTAATACACTCAACAGTTTTAATCTTCCTTGAGTGTCTCGGGCAATATTCTTCATTAATTCGGCCAACTCAAAACTAATAGGCTCCTTTTTGTTCGCTTCAGTCAAACATATCTTTAAATTGTTATCGGTATCATTTATAGCTTCATATAGAGATTGATTTACGCAATTTTTACATTCACATACAAACGTATCTAGTGGGATAATACTGTCATCAGGTAACCCAAGTGTTTCGTACATTTTAACTTCTGTTAATAAATCAATAAATTTCATATGTGTTTTGTTATTCTTACTTTTAGATTACCTGTGCCTTTTATTACACGGTGGTATGTTTCTTTAGGTATAAATATTGTTTCTTTAAGTAATTGTGGTAAATTATTATCTAATTGAAAGTGCCAATTGTTATTTTCTATAACTTCAACGGTTCTGTCTTCACGATCTATATGCCATTCCAGTTCGTGAGTAGCTACATCGGAACTAAATTCTCTTATATACTGACTGTTACCCAGTGGGTTTTCTATAAACGGTAGACTCATTACCAGTATTTACCTTTACCTTTATTACCCAACGATTTCATTCTATGACTTCTGCAACTCCAATATCCAGCCGTTGTTCTATCTTTCTTTTGACTACATCTGTGTCTAGCTGCAAAACTCTTACGACGAGCCTTGCTACTAGCTCTGCTTCTCATATTTGGATCTCCAAATGTTACTTTTTTAACTTTGCCATTCTTAGATTTAACATATACAGCATATTTTTTAGGACCGCCGGGTGTTCTAAATGGTCTACTTAAATTAACAGTGCGTCCTCTATGCTTAAGTTCCATCAATAAATCTTCTTCGTCTTCGATAGGCGCATCCAAATACACTTCTCTACCTTCAAATATAGCCTTTTTACCCAAATCACTTTCAACCAATTCAGCGTCAGCGTCACACAATTCTATTAAATTTTGAAAATACAAAGTACGAACTTCTTCGATTAAATCAAAATAAGACTCACTATAGGTTCTAAAAATGTTTTCGCTAAGTGGAATTTTATTGTCAATATGATAACGTAAATAAGAACTCATCACTGGTTCTATGTTCTTAGGATGTGCCATCGGACACAACGAATCGTTCTCTATTAAGTCATTAAGTTTGATCATATTGATAAATATTAGTTTTATTATAAAAAATAATATTTATATTATATGAACTTTAAAAAACAACTGTTTTACACCATCGTAATTTTAATACTAACCGGTTGTATTTCGTCTGAAGTTAGACCGGCGAAGCAAGTTACAACTGCACAAGACGCTGTTGCTAAACAAGAAGCCAAAGTAGATAATACGATGGTAGAGTTGGAAAAAGTAGAAAAAGGCAAACGTGTACAAGCATCGTCTTTGTCTATAGGTATTCAACACTCTTTAAGTCAAGTAACAAACCCGTCAGTACAAGTAGATACTGCTAAATCACTCAATGAACGTGTAATTTCTATAGTTGGATCACCACACATAGATGAAATTAAACGTATAAAAGCTACCGTTGATTTATTAAACAGTCAAGTTGCTGAGGAAAGAAAAAAGGGTGATCAATTACTATCACAACGTGACGAAATCATAAACAAATTGCAAAAAGAAAAGTCTGCTTTGAAAGAAAAGTATGACGATGAATTATGGCAAATGACTGATAAAGCAAAAGAAATTGCAAAAGAAGCTGATCAAAGCAAGGCTACTTTGGATGCTATGAGTGGTATGTTTGGTCTTAATGCTGTATTTTGGGGTTTAAAAAAGTTCTTTGTTAGTGCAATGACCGCAATTATCATATTTGTTGTGGTATTTGTTATATTAAGAATATTAGCAACAGTACATCCAGCAGCTGGTGCAGCATTTAGTATATTTAATATGATTGGTTCTGGATT